CCACCAAAACGCCTAGAAACGGCCTTAGAACGCGTTTTTCTGGCATCCTGGCGCATTGTTTTACCAGTTGGCGCAGCTCCAGAAACGTGGAGTTAGCTTACTAGGCGGCTTAGAGTCGCACTGGTGCCTAGCCCTGAAGCTACGCCTGCGGTCTGGGTTGCTCTTCTTGATTGTCATGTCTGGATCACCGTACCGGATGGTCTTGGACTGCCCATTCTGGCAAGCCCTCACTCTGAACTTCTTGCTACCACCAGGGGTACGCCTTGGGCTGTTACAGGGTAATTCGCTCATTCGTTTTCCTTCAGTTGGTTGCTCAACGCCGCAATCCTAGTCTGATGGCTAGCCAGAAACTCTCCCAACTCCTCCAGGTCCTCAGTAAGCGTAGCCATATTCGCTTCATAAACCTCCCTAGAGCAGTTCGCAAGTATATCCCCAAAGAACCTATCCACTAGTCCAATAGTCTTATGTAGTCGGCTGTTCTCAGTTAAGAGCAGTTCGATATAAGCCCAAGCTAGGTCAGTCTTTAGAGGCTTCAAACCCACCTTTTTTTGCCTTCATAAGCTTCCAAATCCTAGGCTTAATGGTGGATTCGCTTTTCGGCCTACTGGTCCCAGCCTTCTTTCTTGCGTTGATGTTTGCATATAATCCTTGTTTCATTGGCGTAGTATAGCATGACCAAAAATACCACCAAACCTACCCCAACCCCACGTTTTCATTTTGAAAACACTTACGCAAGATTTGCCTTGTCGCTTTCAACCCTACTACCGCAGAAAAGATTTTGAACTGCCGCAGCAATACCGCAGAAATACCCCTATAAGGGGTATTTCTTGCGGTACTTGCGGTAGCGGGCAAATATCGAATTGTTGCGGTACCGCAGAAATAATTGTTGCGGTATGTCCATTTCTTGCGTAAGTCGCATTTCTGCAAAAACCATTATCAACGACTTACGAAAGATTTGTGATCTCCCAACCTTCTCCAGACTTGCTTATTGTACCGTCCTGTTTTGCTGCTGCGAACAGCTCCTGAGCCTTGCGTTTCGAGCAGGCAACCGAAGCCACAATATGCTCAATGCAGTCGTTATAGCCATGTCCCTTTGGCCAGTCTGGGATAGCCTGTTCTATGGTTAGTTCTGGCCTTCCCCTTCCCTTGTTCTCCGGTCCATCAGACTCCTCCCACGCCATCCACTCCTCTGCGTGTTTGAGCCATACATGGGTTGCGTATTTGCTGGCATGCAGATCGGTGTCACCTTGAGGCCAAGGAATAGCCGCTCTCCCTCCCCTCTTTGGGAAAGACAGCTTAAAATGCCCTTCCTTGACCGCCTGAAGGTACACCACGGCCCTTGCCCAGTTGGTAAGCTCACTTGACCCTATCCCAGCGTAGGCTAGGTCATAAAGCACCTGTGACCCATGCCCTTCCTTGGGTGGCTTTGGCGTGTGATGCATTACCATCCAAGTCACACCTGTCGCCACACTTATTGGGTTTAGGCAATGCCGAAGGAACATTGTCATGTTTTCTTGTGCAAGCGCATCACCTCCCATAAAGGATAGGAGTGGGTCTATCCATGAAAGGTCCGGTCTATGGACACCTATAAGGGCAGCAGCCATCTTTGCGAACTCTTGCCCTGTCTTTGTCGAGTCTCTGACAATAATCACATTGGCAAGCATCAATGCGGACTGCTCTTCAGTTAGGGTTAGCTTTGCCTTGAGATGTCGAAGCACGCCTTGAGCCATTTCAGCAACGTCACCCAAATCGTTTTCTGCTTGGATGAGCAGACTGCGAAGCGGCTTTTTTGGAGTTATTCCAAGGAACGGCAAACCGATTGCCCAGGTCATCATGGCTTGTAGGCAGAGTGTGGACTTGCCAAGACCGGAGCCGCCGACCCAGACGCAGCTTCCGCCCCTGCACAACCAGCGATTGCCAAGCAAGCAATCACCATCCTCTTCAGCCTTGAATCCCAAGATGTCCGGCCAAGGCGTTTGCTGTGGCAGATTCATCGCCTCCATGTGCGCCTTCCACTCGCTCCAACTACTGCGCCCAGTGTTCGTTGCCAGCAACGCTTGGTGGGCATTGGCGAGTTTCCTTGGCGCGCCTGGGAGTCGGGATAGCCTGGATGCGTCTTTGTTCTTTGGATCAATGTCGAACTGCGCCATCTTGGAGTACAAGTAGGCAACCCGCTCTTGGTGTTCGTTGGAATCCTTGGCATCCACCTTGACCCATGCATGGACTGACCTTGAGCCGGAATGGATAACCACTGAGCATGGAAGCTCAAGGGCAGTGATGATCGACCATTGCTCCTCCATCGTTCCGCTGTCGAACTCGATTAGGGCATGTCGAAAGCTGGTGATGTCGTCTGCCTTGCGGGATTCTCCGCATGGGTTGATGCATACATAAGCACCAACATAAGAGTCTGGAAGTTCAACTCCGGAATGAAACTGCTTGAGCCATTCCTCGCGGGTCTTGATCGTTCCCTTGCCTGATGGCCTTTCTGAATCGTCCTGGTGGACTGCCCCGACAATGCACACCCTGTCGTCTTCGTTGAATGCGGTTAACAGGAATCGCCTGACATCATCTGCATGGTGGCTGGGTGTGGGACATGGGGTCATCTCGATCTTGACGGGTTGTTGGACCTTGAATGGGTTGACACCTTGAGCTATCGGCTGCCTAGCTGACCGCCTATAAGCTGATCTAATAGCTGATTCTATTTCCCTTTCCTTGAGTCCTGAAGCTAGGGCTGAGTTGAAAAGTTTGTCGGTGGCTGTGGCCTCATCCATTCCGGCATCCCTTAACTGCTGAGCCGCCATGAATAGCTCCTCGTTGCGTTGCCCCTCATGTGCTCCGTTTGTGATGAATTGCTGCGTTCTTGCTGGTATTCTCATCTTTCCTTTCCCTGTGGCATTTGAAGCACACAGCAGTTAAATTTTTAAGTTCTGGTGTTCCGCCATCTCGGACGCTGACAATGTGATGGATTTCAAGTTCATCGGTTGAACCGCACAGCGTGCATTTGTCCTTGCACCTTGCAAGCACCTTCTTGCGTACTGCCCACCAGGAATCCATCTGCTCATGCAAATCTTCCATCGTGGTCCCATCATCATCTTTGCGTGTCACCCACCTGCTGACAACATTGTAGGTTTCGGATGATCTGGTGTATCCCTTGCGATACATATTTAGGAACACTTCGGCGCAGTCCATGACTCCGCGCATGTACGCACGCTCCATGTCCTCCTTGATAAACTCTGGGAATTTTATTGATTGAAGCTCCGCAAAACTGTGCGGGCTTGTCGGTGGCTCAACATGTCTAAACCACCGAATGATTTCTTCATCGGTCATTTCACTACCTGCCTTTCTGGTTTTGTTTATACTACCAATTCTGTTGATCGCAAGTCATGCCCCTTTGTTTCAGATGTGGGTAGTGCCGCACAGCCGCAGAATCTCTCTGCGTACCATTCGGGGCATTTTTTCATCATATCAAAACTCAAACCGGCTCTGATTCAAGAGGAGAACACACTAGAGGAAATCCCGATGCAGGATCTCCCTGCATACCACATCGCCGGTTAGTTGGTTAATTTTTTCCGTTAATAATTGGATTTTCTTTCTCAAAATCTTTAGAAACAATTTCTTCAGCACCAGAAGTAATGGCTCCCAGGCTAAGTAAATCTATTACTTTTCTTGCAGTCTTGACTTCCTTTTCGGTTGGTTCATTACCTCGCAACTGTAGATACATCGCGCATTGACCATTATTAAATTCATTAAATTGTATCTCCAATATTGCGCTCATTTAATTTCTTCTAAAGCATCAAAGATCATTACGATTGCTTCACGCATTCTTGCTTGGTGAGCCTCCATATCATCATATAATCTTTGCGCTGTTTTTAAGCTTTCTTCAAGCTTTTGGATTACTTCTTGTTTATTCATTTCTTCTCCTCATGTTGTTTATCCTCCAACTCCAGTGCCTTCATAGAAGCCTCAACAATATCCTCCGCCTTAATGTTTCGGAGTGCATTACACCACATCTGCGTCTTCGGTGTCTTGTTGCTCGCGTCCTTGCACTTCGCCTGCGGTAGACCCGCATGTGGGCGGCACGGTGCGTGTGGGCAGGTGTCCGGTTTGAACACCGACACGTTCTTTGGGTAATAGGTCATGCGATCCTTCGGGTCGTAACTCCCCCACAGCGACACGCAAGCCGTGTCAAGCCCCGCTGCTATGTGGTTGACACTGCTGTCCGGTGCCACCACAAAGTCTGCATTGGCTATCACTGGGAACAGTGATCGGATAGCCTTGGTCGTGTTGAATAGGTCGATCACCCTGGGATGATCCACTTTGAAGTTGTTGCTGTTGTCTAATCCAATAATGACAGCGTGATGGTTGGGATGCGCCTCAAGCAACGCCAGCACCGCTTCCTGACCCATCGCTGGTGGGTAGGTGCGGGTTGGTCCAGAACTGCTGACATGATAGGCGAAGAACCGCTTGGGCAGCGGCCACTTGCCTAGCTCCTTTAATTCGTTGTGGTCTGGGTCGATTAGGTAAAGGTGCGGACGTTTGTACTTGGGATCGACATCACTGGCATTCATCCAAGTATAGATGCGGTCGTAGCAGTTGCCTCCGCCGGTTCCCAACTTTGTATTCCCAACCTGACCGCTGAATAGATCGTCTGTTGGCAGGTGTGCATCGTAGCTATCCCACGCCTCCAGCGAGCATGGCAATGGGTAAAGCTTGGCACCTAGTCCGGCATATAGCGGAAGGTTGCGGGCTGGTGCGTATACATCCACCACACCGCCCGATTCTTGGACTAAGTAATGTACGAAGGCCGTTGCTATAACCGCATCGCCGATTGCACCAGCGCGGTAGACTGCCGTGGCTCCACCAGTAGCGCGGCCTGGGTAGTAAGGTTTGATCTTGTGCGGGCATGGGATGGAATCGTCCCAGATAGGTCCGGTCAACTCGTCAGGCAACACATAGGTGTTGCGGGTGTGGAGTAGGTTATCGTCAACCTTGTGGATTTGATTTGTGTTATTGGTCCAGAGTTTCATTGGTTATCCTCCATTACTTTGTTGATGCATCTGATGATTTCAGCCGCGACTTGCGGGACGATGGCATTTCCGAGTCCACGCAGTTTAGCCACTCGGTTGGGTACCCCATGAGCCACGCGACCCACGTTGGGTTCAGTTGGCCAACATGACCCTGTAATGCCAAAGCATTCGGAAGCTGATCGTGATGCCCCCGCGCTTTTGCCAAATGCTTCGCAGAGTTCTGTCCTTTGTAATCCCTTGTTGATGGTGTTGGCCAGAACTGGCTGTTCTTCTCCTGCACGTGGTCGCGCAGCTTGTAATGCCCTGTCGTCCCCAGCCTCATTTCCATCACTCCGCCCTCCCCGTCCGATGCATGAGGCGTGCGCCAAAATCCAGACCCTGTCCCTTCTATGCGGCGCGTCAACGGCGCAAGCTGGAACAATGATCGGTTCGACTTCGTAACCTTGACCTTCCAAGTCAGCGCACACCTGGTCGAGTGCCATGTTGACGATCCCAGCAACATTCTCACCAATGATCCAAGTTGGCTTTGCTTCTTGTATAACTCGCAACATTTCAGGCCAGAGGTAACGGTTGTCATCCTTGCCTCGTTGCTTCCCTGCGACTGAGAATGGCTGGCAGGGGAATCCGCCGGTGAGAAGAGTGACTCCTGCGTATAGTTCGCCTCGTACTTCTCGGATGTCTTTGTGGCATGGGACTTCTGGCCAATGCTTTTTGAGGACGGCTTGGGCGTAGGGTTCGTTGTCACAGAAGCCAAGGGTTCTATATCCATTCCACCTTGCTGCCAAGGCAAATCCACCGATCCCGCTGAATAAGTCGAGGTGTGTCTTTTCATTCATTCTTTCTTTCCTTTTTTCCAATCAATTCCCATGCGATCACCATCGCAGAATCAATCTGCGCTATGATGTTGTTAATTTCTATGGCCTGACCATGGCCAACGTCACGCCTTAAATTAACCAGAAGTCTTCTGGCCTCATTAAGAACGTCACGTTGCCACGAGAGGCGTTGCGTCTCCGTTACGATCATTTGCCCATCATTCGAAACTTGCGGCCACCGGCCTTGGGCTTTACCCCAGCCGAG